TTCATCATTGACCCACGTTCTATTGAAATTTTTGAGTCACCTGCACTTCAGTTGGCAACAAACGTTCCAACAACAGGCGAAATCGAAATCATGCTCTATGGTTACATTGCAGCACAGGCAACATTTGCCGGCGGACTACGTCGCTTCAACCTAACCTAATCCACTAATCATGGCCTAGGTGCGCTCCCGTATCTAGGCCAGCAGTACACGAAAGGACAGAGATGCCTAGCATTATTACAGCTTCACAGCTTCGAACAGTGTTGGGCGTCTCTGTCTCTTTATATTCTGACGCATATTTGGACTCAATAATTAACTCAGCCGAGCAGGTCATTTTGCCTTTGCTTACTGCAAATCAAAATGCCATTTCAGGCGTTTATCTACAAAACAACGTTGCTTATTACATAACACAAAAGCCAAATTCATTTGTGGCTGGTCAAAGTGTTGTAATTACTGGTTGCGTACCAGCTACTTTTAACGGCACATTGACGGTAACGTCAAATTATTATGATCCATTTCCTTATCTGCCTTACGCTTATCCTGCGCCTTATTATGTATTTACTTGCGCAATTACAAATGCAAACATTGACTTTCGCCCAGTAATTCCTGCGGGCGTTGCGTACCTATCCGGGGCAAATGCGGCCACGCTTTATGCAGGCACTGACGCGGTTGAACAAGCGGTCACGATCGTCAGCGTTGAAATCTTTCAAAGCGTGGTCGCACCGGGCGGTCAGATCGAAGGCGTGGACTTTACGCCGTCACCTTTTAGAATGGGTCGCAGCTTACAAAATCGCGTCATTGGCCTCTTAGGCAATTACATTGACGTCTCAACAATGGCTATGTAAATGCCTACGCCAACAACAATCGCCACCAACGTTCGTGGCACACTTGCAACAGCTCTGGCTGGCGTAGCGGCTTCTGTCTATTCATCACCGCCAGAAGCTGTCATTCCACCAGCTTGCGTGATCGTTCCAGACGCGCCATATCTCGAAACTACAACTATTGGCAAAAGCCAAGTCCGAGTCAAAATTAACTTTGTTGTAACTGCCGCTGTTGCCTACAACAACACCGCTGGCGCGCTCGATAACCTTGAGCAACTTATTATTGCGATTATGGGCGCAATGCCTACTGGTTACACCGTTGGAGACGTACAGCGTCCGACAGTGCAATCGGTAGGGGCTTCAAATCTATTAGTGGCGGATCTCGCGGTCAGCACTTACTACACACAACAGACAATCTAAGGAGAAAACCAAATGCCAACAACAATAGTCACTGGTCGCGACATAGTTTTCACGCTTGCGACAGTTAACTATGACGCCCAGACCACATCAGTAACGCTGGTCAACGCGCCTGTAATTACTACATATCAAACACTTGACGGCAAGGCTTACAAGCACATTGACGATCAGTGGACTCTCAACATGGAATTGCTTGCCGATTGGGGAGCTACAGGCTCACTATTTGAAGCAATGTGGACAGCCTTTACATCAGCGCCAAATACAGCTCTTGCGTTCAGTTTAACTACAGCCACAGGTGCAGTATTTACCGGCAACGTGTTTCCAGTAGCACCTACAGCTGGCGGCGCTGCACCAGACGCACAGACCGACTCATGGGCAATGCTTTGCTCAACAACACCAACACTAACAATCAGCTAGAAGCGATAGAAACGGGAGCACAAAATGAAACTGCCAATAACAATCGAGTACACATCAGGCGAATTCGGTACATATACCGCGCAACCGCCAGAGTGGGCGAAGTGGGAAAACAAGACGGGTCAGACAATTTCACAAGCACAAGACAAAATCGGTATTGCCGATCTGCTGTTTCTTGCGTGGAATGCAATGAAGCGCGAAGCTGGTGGCAAGCCAATAAAGGGCTTTGAAGTCTGGTGTGAAACAGTTGCCGACGTGACGGTCGGTGAAGTTCTCCCAAAAGCTACGCCGCCGGAAGCGTAAATCGCATTCTGGTTGATCTAGCCTTGGCAACTGGAATTCCAATGAGCGAATGGCAGACGGCGGAGCAGATTTACACAGCACTTGAGATTTTGGAGAAGCAGCAAAATGAGCGACAGCGTTGAGATTGCTTACGACAAGGCGGATCTGCGCCGCGTCTTGGGTGCTTTCAAAGCTATGGACGAGGAAGCTACGACGCAAGCTAAAGCTGTGTCTGGTTCTTTGGCAGAGTTCGCTCAGGACAAAATTATCGGCACAGCTACTGGTCGAGGCCGCGCAGCAGAAAGAATTGCTCGCGGCTCAAAGGTTTCAAAGTCGTCCAAAGTTGGAGAGCTGTCTTTCGGCTTTGCTGGTCAAAAGTTCTCTGGCGGCGGTACAACAAAAGAGCTTTGGGGCGGCAATGAATTTGGATCTAACAAGTTCAAGCAATTTCCTATTTGGTCAGGATCTGGCCCAAAAGGTCGAGGATCTAACGGCTGGTTTATTTATCCGACATTGCGCGCCATTCAGCCCGAAATCATTGCTAAGTGGGAAAATGCTTTTGACAAGATCCTCAAGGAGTTTTAATGGTTGCGCAAAGTAGAACGCTTAAGCTGTCGATACTTGCTGACGTTGACCAGCTTAAAAAATCCTTAAACAGTGCAAATAACGACGTAGAAGGTTCAAGCAGCAAGCTTGGAGAATTCAGCAAGAAGGCTGGATTGGCTTTTGCCGCAGCTGGCGCAGCTGCTGGCGCTTATGCAGTAAAGCTTGCAGTTGACGGCGTAAAGGCCGCGATCGAGGACGAAGCTGCGCAGATTAGACTTGCCACGTCTTTGAAAAATGCAACAGGTGCGACAAATGACATGATCGCCTCTGTTGAAAAACAGATCCTTAAAACATCATTGGCCACAGGCGTTGCAGACGACAAATTGCGCCCAGCTTTATCTCGCCTTGCTTTATCGACCGGCGACGTTACAAAAGCGCAGGATCTTTTAAGTCTTGCTTTAGACATAAGCCAAGCGACGGGCAAGGGGCTAGACGCGGTCGCAAATAGTTTAGGCAAAGCCTATGACGGCAACACAGCAGCTCTTGGCAAGTTAGGCATAGGACTATCTGCCGCAGAATTAAAGGCTATGTCATTCACAGAAGTCCAGGGCAAATTGTCAGATTTGTTTGGCGGAGCAGCAGCGGCCAATTCAAAGACATTTGCTGGACGACTTGAAATCCTCAAAGTCACGTTTGACGAGGCAAAAGAGTCAATCGGCGCTCGTTTATTGCCAATCATTCAGCAGCTAGTTGAGTTTATTGTAAACAAAGTTGTTCCAGCTTTAGGGCGCTTTGCAGACTTCTTTAAGCCAATTACAAAAGCGATCGAGGATAACAAGGCCGAGTTCACAACATTCATCAACTTCATTCAAAAATATGTTGTACCAGTGCTGGTCAATGTATTGGGCGGAGCGTTCAAAGTAGTAGGCGAAATTGCTGGCGGTGTTATTAACGTTATCGGCGCAGTTATTGGCGGACTCAACACGCTAATAAACGGCGCTGTTGCCGGTATAAATGCTTTAATCGGTCTTTACAACTCAGTGCCATTCTTGCCTAACGTCTCAAAAATTACAGCTCCAACTATTAACGTTCCAACGGTTTCAGTGCCAAGCGTTACTTCAACATCACAAGTTCCGAGCGTCAGCGTGCCAACCGTATCGGGTGGCTCAGGATCTACAGTTACAAGCAGTGGTGGTGTATCAGCTGCTGCAGCTGGAGCAGCAATGGCGGCTAAGCCGGTCAATTATGGTTACACAGCTGCAAATCCGTCATTTACTTACGGGGCAAATAGTGCGCCACCAATTAACGTCACAGTAAATGGCGCGATCGACGCAGAAGGCACAGCTCGAACAATCGTCAACGTTCTCAATGACTCATTCTTTCGCGGTACAGGCGGCGCAGGTGCGCTGCTAGGTGCAAGCGGTTGACACAGTGGGCGCCAGTATGGCAAGTCAAGATTGCTGGCGTAGATGTAACTGACTCAGTTTTGGCCAGCCTTAACATAACCGCAGGGCGGACAAATATATATGAACAGGCTCAAGCTGGTTATTGCTCAATCACGCTGATTGTTTTCAATCAAGCTTCTATTGACTATCAAATAAATGACACGTTATCGGTTGAAGTGCAAGACACCTCAGCGGTCTTTAAGCCTATCTTTGGCGGCTCAATCGTAGATATTGCTATCAGCGTCTCAGAAGTTGGCTCAACGGCTTACACGCAAGAAGTGACAATCACAGCCTTGGGCGCTTTGGCAAGGCTTCAAAAGGCACTTACAGACGGAGTCTTAAATCAGGATTTTGACGGCGATCAAATCTTGACGATTTTGTCAGAAGTATTGCTTGCTCAATGGCAACAAGTTCCCGCTGCGCTGACTTGGGCAACTTATGATCCAACCGAGACTTGGGCAAACGCTGGCAATACAGGCATTGGCGAAATAGATACGCCGGGCAATTATGAGCTTGCTCAACGCTCATCAAATCGAGTCGTCATTTATGATCTTGTTGCAGCTCTGGCCACTTCTGGCCTTGGCTACATTTATGAAGACGCAAACGGTCAAATTGGATACGCGGACTCAACTCACAGAACCGCTTATTTGGCGGCCAACGGCTACACAGATTTAACGGCTAATCATGCGCTAGGGCGAGGCATAACGATTAAGACAAGAGCTGGCGACGTCCGCAATGACATAACGATCAAATACGACGTAAGCAGTACCAGTGAGGTCAGCGATACAGACCCAGTGTCAATTACGACTTACGGCAATCTTGCACAGATCATCACTACAACGATCAAACATCAAGCAGACGCTGAGGATCAGGCTGCCTTTTACTTGGCATTGCGAGCTAATCCACAGCCAATCTTTGACCAAATAACCTACGCGCTGACCAATCCAGAACTTGACAATGGCGATCGAGATAGCCTGATAAATATATTTATGGGGCAGCCAATCGCTCTTAATGATCTGCCGCCTAATATGTCCGCCGGTACTTTCCAAGGCTTTGTCGAAGGCTGGACATTCCGCGCCAGTTACAACGAATTAGCGGTCACGCTTCTCATGTCGCCTCTGGCCTATTCGCTTCAAGCTATGCAATGGAATGACGTTCCAATAACAGAAACTTGGGCTAGCGTGTCGCCAACTTTGACATGGGAATATGCGACAATCGTGTCATGATTGAAAGGGTAATAACTGGCTAATCCAACTACTAATTACGGCTTTGTTATGCCGACACCGACAGATTTGGTGACAGATTTACCAGCGGACTTTGGAGTCTTTGGTCAAGCTGTAGATACTCAAATGTTTACAAATGCCAGTGCTGCAATAGCAAAGACTATTGTTGACGCAAAAGGCGATTTGATAGGGGCAACAGCTGCCGATACACCAGCAAGACTAGCTGTAGGCACAAATGGTCAAGTGCTAACAGCTGACTCAACAGCCGCCACAGGCTTAGCTTGGGCAACAGCGGCAAGCGGTGGCATGACTTTACTTTCAACCACAACTCTTTCAGGTAGCAGTACCGTATCTATTACCGGTATTTCAGGCAGCTACACCGATTTAGTTGTCGATTGGTATGGCGTCACGAATGCCAGCAATACAGACGCAAGCATAAATCCAAACGGAAACGCTGGAATTACTGATCTTATTCGTGGCGGCGCGACTTTGCAGCAATTAAATGACGGTCAACTTCGTATCAACAACAACGTTGCAGGGCCACTATCGTCAAACACCGACAACGCTATCCGTTTAGTAATTGCTAATTATGCGGCCACAACAAGCGGCGGCAAACCGTTCGATTTGTACGGTGGGTATATTGGTTCAGACTCATCAAAGCAAATTATGCAAGCCAAGGGCAGAATTAAGACTACTTCTGCAATAACATCACTGGACTTTGTTGCAGGCAGTAACTGGACAGCAGGCACAGTTAAAATCTACGGAGTCAAATAATGCCAAGACCAAATATCAAAATCCACAACGTTGAAACAGATCAAGTCGTCGAGCGTGAAATGACGGCGGTCGAGTACACCAATTATCAGGCTGCCTTAAAAATAAGCGCAGATCAAGATAAAGCACTTGCTGATCAAGCAGCAGCAAAAGCGGCTTTGCTTACAAAACTTGGAATTACAGCTGACGAAGCGGCTCTTTTACTGTCATGACTTATCCGCAAGGCACAGCCGCAGCTCTAATTGCAGCTGCACTTGCTGAGGTTGGCACGATCGAGCAGGGCGATAACCTGACAAAGTACGGCGAATACACAGGCGCAAACGGCTTGCCTTGGTGCGGCTCTTTTGTAAATTGGTGCGCCAACGAAGCTGGCGTCAAAATTCCAAACGCCACAATTAGGCGATCTTTGCTTCATGGACTTTCCACATGACGGCGTCGATCGAATAAGCCATATTGGAATTGTCGTCAAGGTTGGCAAAGTCAGTGTTTTATGCGTAGAAGGCAACACTTCTGGCAATGGCGATCAGCGCAATGGCGGAATGGTCATGACAAAGCAGCGTTTTCTCGGCAAAGAAATCGTTGGTTTTGCTAGGCCAAAATTCGCAGAATATGCTGGAGAATATCCTTTTGTAGAGTCGTTAAAAGCGACAGCCAAAAAGGAGAAAAAGTCATGAACGAATTGAAGCCAATGCTCGCCAGTTATGCTCGATCATTCATTGCAGCAAGCCTTGCTGTTTATATGGCAGGTGTTACAGATCCAAAGGCAATCTTGTCCGCTGGTATCGCAGCTGTCGTGCCGGTACTTATGCGCTGGTTAAATCCTAACGATCAGGTTTATGGTCGCAAGTGACCCAAAAACTGCAAGCGGCGGCGCTGGCGGTTGGCCTATCGCTGGCGCTGTCGTCTTGCGGTTATCAAGGTTATACGCGCTATCCATGCCAAGAGTTTGAGAATTGGGAAAATGATGAATGCAAGCGACCAAGGTGCGAAGCGCAAGGCGTCTGCACAGAGGACTTACTTGGAGACATTGTTAAGCCACAGCCAAAATCGCCCTAGATACCAAAAGCGCCTATCGCCTGAGGATATTAAGGCGCGGTTGATTTTGTTTATTGGCATGACTTTGTCGGTTGTGTTCTTGATCGTAACTCTTGGAATTACATACGCGCTGATCTTTGTGACCCAGCCCGTCTCAGCTCAAGCGCCCAATGACGCAGCTTTTATTGACTTGCTCAAGACTCTTGCCATTTTCTTAACTGGATCTCTTGGCGGTGTACTTGCGTCCAACGGCTTAAAAGATAAAAAGGACAACGACACGCCCAAAATCACGCCTAATCCTTGACCTTGTCAGACTATTGCTTCATTCTTTAATAAGGGAGCGAAGCACAGTAGCTCTCTGAACGGGAGCAATTATGTTAGTGACAATCGACGTCGGCTGGATCATGTTAGCCGTCTTAGCAATATCAGTTCTTTTCTACAGCCTAGGCGTTAACGCTGGTCAAGCCAATGGTTACATGCGCGGCCGCGCCGCCGGTATCAAGCTAGGCAAGCTAATCAAGGAGCAATTATGAGCTTCTTGGATAATTACGAAGGCGTTGCCGAAAGAATTAAACGCTTCTGGGCTACTTATCCAGAAGGCAAAATCCACACTTCAATTGTGGACGTTGATATTAAGTCGGGCTATATCTTGGTTGAGTGCCGTATCTATAAAAAATACGAGGACGAACACCCAGCAGGTATCGACTACGCATTCGGCAATGTAGCCACTTACAACGTCAACATGAAAAAATGGTTTGTTGAGGACACTGTCACTTCTGCAATCGGACGTTGCGCAGGGCTGGTTTTAGGTACAGACACAAGGCCAACTCAAGAAAATATGCGTCAGGCCGAAAACATTGACGTTCAAATGGTCAAGGAAAGTGCGCAGGACGTTGATCTGTGGGCTACTTCGATCAGTGAGGATCTAGTGCCAGCAGCTTCTGCAATCGAGCAAATCAAATCACAGCTTGGCGGCGTACAAGTAGCAGCTGCACCAATCTGCCCACATGGTCACATGATCTGGCGCTCTGGCGATAAAGGTGGCAAGGCTTGGGGCGGTTATATGTGCGTTGAAAAGACCAAAGCCAAGCAATGCTCGCCGCGTTGGTTTGTATTGGCCTCAGACGGCCAGTGGAAGCCACAGGTGTAGTCATGGGCGAATTCGAGATCATTAACTTGGAGTCTGGCAAGCGATACAAAGTGGAAAAGGACGGATCAGAGCTTCGAGATGAAGTCATTCCACCGGCAATCGAGTGGTGCGATAAAGGCCAACACTTTGCGCCCAAATTAGGCGGTCGTGATGATTACGGCATTTTGTGGATCTGTCTG